GTTTCGCGGATACATTCATGCATTCCCCGCATGACAGACTGCAGTATATTCATGTTATCAATTGTTTTTTCATCGACATGGGCGATATGCCAAGCCAATGCCGAATTTTTGATATAAGTTGCCACTTCGGTGAGTTTCTTTTTCGAAGAGAACTTTTTGCTGTCTTTGATATTCTTTCCAGAAAAATGGAGCGGGTCTTTAGGTAAAACGACGCATGCTACATATACTCTTCCAAATAGACAACCACGACCGGCTTCGTCAATGGATAACTCATAATGTTGCCCCGATGAATCATAAAAGCGCTGCAAAGGAACGACAACTTTCTTTTTTTGCGATGTCGCCACAACGGAATCGTCCATATATAAGTTTTATGTTTCCACAAAATAAATCCAATACAGTCAATTTTTTTACTACTATATTCTATAGTCAAAACAGAAACAGAATGAAAGGATTGAAATTGTCTTCGTTTATGATATTTCTTATAATATTAATTGTTTTAGTAATACTTGTCGCTTTATACAATTACTTTTCGTCAGGAAAAGAAGGGTTTCTCAATTATCAAGAAAAAACGAAAATCCTGAACACCATTACTATTGGTATGTATGCGAATCAACCAGTTGTTAAATTATATGATAATTTATATTTTGATAAAGCCAATGGGAATCTTATTGAAATTTATTCAACAACCAAAGAGGACGTATCGCTACGCGTTGATGTAAAATCAATTTACGTAACAACTCGCGACGGGGTATCTACGATATATAATAACACGGCGAACCCTCCTGTAGAAGAAAGCCTTATTTCGAGCATGAAGTCCTCCTATGTGTCTTGGGTATATAACACATTTTCTACGGAAACGGACAAGTATTCCGTTGCGTATATGCCTTGGGGAGCGAGCACTTATATTCATATTATAAATACAAAACAACCCGCCTCTATGATGACCTTTTTATTCACGGAGGATGGAAATATGAATAAGAGCGATGTAACAACCCCTGAGTTTTTAACGGGACCAGCAAACGATACGGATGTAAACAACAACACGATGGTAACAAATACTGCATATGGAGTGTCCAACCCAGTATATCAAATTTCCAAATACGTAAAATACGATTTATCCAATGGCAATTTGGTTGTTGATTTGTCTTCTGGAATCATCGTTTATGACAAACAGGCGAATTCCACAACCTACGATTCGAATAAAACGAAAATTTCATCCGCAGCGGGGATTGTGGACGGCGAATCCTTTTCACCATGGGCAACCGTGGACACCAATGGACAAACCCTTGTTGTATATATTCCCGGAACAACACAGACAATGGTTGCGTCGTTGCGCAAAGGCAATTCTGCCAATGGAAACATAATAACTTTAGGAAATGTTTGTCGATTTGGGGCGAATGGTGTAGATAATGGAAAAGGAACTGCCACATTGTCACAACTTAGTCTTCCGACGTATGCAACACATAAACCCCAATCTGATAAAAGCGAGCCCGCCGGTGGCGAAGTACAGGTTTCTTTTGATAACAATGGTGTTTCTATAACTGGTTCGAATGCTGCTATGTTCAATTATCTAACGACATTTATGCAATCTAGCACACAAGGAGGCGACATGAATCCATTTGCTCCTCCCAATCTAAACCCAAACTCGGATTATATTTTGAAAACACAAATTGTTCCTCCCGTATGCCCATCCTGTCCCGGGTGTGCCGCGTCTACTGGAACAGTCTGTTCAAACTGTGGCGGTCAAGGTGGATCTGGAACGTTGACGTGCAATGGTTCATCCGTGATCGATGCTGCGGGCAAATTAGTTCTTGATAAAAACGGCAAGCCAACAGCGTGCTCTGCTCCTGCTGGTACTTCTGTATCTATTTCAAACAATGGAGTTGCGCAAAGTGCAACTGCGGGTGACGTTGCGAACAACCTAATCAATACAACGGGCAATGTGATAACGAATACCGAATCGAATGCAGTTGGTTTATTAAAGAGCGCAGGGACAGGTACATCCAACTTATTGCAAAGCGCAGCGTCGGGAACTACAAACGTTCTTTCAAACACTCTTTCCGGAACAAAAGACTTTGCGAAAGACACAGCATCGGGAATTAAAGACCTTGCGAAAGATACGGGTTCTGGCGTAAAAGACTTGATTCAAGATACAGGGGCCGGATTATCTAAATTTTTAACAGCCAATGCCACGCGTGTGAACAATGGCACCGGGACTGTTTATAATGGATCAGAAAGAGACGCGATTGGAAGACAGGGACAATACTCTGGATCCGTTGGAACGAACTATGGCACGAATACGCAATATACGGATCCTTATTCTTATTCGGGCATGTTACCCGCAAAATCTTCTTCGAATTTTATGCCAATAACTGCCGATTTCAGTTCATTTGGTAAATAAATGACATCGCGGCCTTTCTATTTTTATCTTTTGCGTAAAATAGATAAAAATAAAAACTCAATGGTATATAACGATTCTACCTATGAATACTATAAATATAAACGATATCTTAGAGCGCGATAAGATTGCAGGTGAAATAAAGAACCTCTTATCTGGCTTCGACCAGAATTGCAAAAATTTGACGTTCAAAAAGGGTTTTTTTATTTATGGTTCTCCCGGCTGTGGAAAAACACAGTTCGTTATGAATTTGTTAAAAGAAATGGATTATGATGTTATAAAATATGACGCGGGCGATGTTCGTAATAAATCTTTGATCGATACAATTACGAGTAATAATATATCGAATCGTAATGTTCTCCACATGATGACGAAAAAAGTAAAGAAAATCGCAATTGTCATGGACGAAATTGATGGTATGAACAATGGTGACAAGGGCGGCATTACGGCATTGATTAAAATCATACGTCAAAAAAAGACAAAAAAACAGAGGTTGGAAAATATGACATTAAACCCGATTATATGTATTGGCAATTACTACATTGATAAAAAAATAAAGGAACTCATAAAGGTTTGTAATACATTTGAATTGAAAACCCCAACATCAACACAAACATCTGCACTGTTACATAAAATGATTCCCTCATTTCATGATTCCACGCCGACATATAAAAGCACTATTGTGAATTACATACAAGGAGATTTACGAAAAATGAATTTTGTATCGGAAATGTTTGTTCGTAAACCAGAACTCATCACAGAGGATGTCGTAAATCATATATTCCATTCAAAATCATATAACGAAGACTCCAAAAAAATCACCCAATCTCTTATTAATTCCCCTATAAAAATGCAGGATCATAACCGATTCATGAATGAAACCGACAGGACCATTGTTGCATTATTATGGCATGAAAACATTGTTGATGTATTGGAAAACAAAGAGACACAGAATTCCTACCCCTTTTATTTAAAAATACTGAACAATATGTGTTTCGCGGATTATATTGATCGGATCACATTTCAACATCAAATTTGGCAATTTAATGAGATGAGTTCTCTCATGAAGACGTTTTACAACAACAAATTATATCACGACACTTTCCCGGAAAATAAAAACATGTTTCGTCCGCCCGAAGTTCGGTTCACAAAAGTATTGACCAAGTATTCGACGGAATACAACAATATGCTTTTCATTTATAATTTGTGCCAAGAGTTGGATATGGACAAAAAAGATGTGGTCGCACTATTTCAAGAGTTACGTCTCTTCCGGGGAGGTGAGTTTTGTCATATTTTAGAAAAATTAAACCTCTCTGAAAAAATATTTGAAAATTACAATATTACTAAATTAGACATAAAACGCATGTATCGCTATTTAGATAAAAATGTGAAAAAAGATGCCACTGTGAGTGCAGATGACGATTTAGACGAAGATTTCGAATAATTGGCACAATGCGTATATAGATTTATGATATTACACATACTATCATAAACCATTGATGAATTCAGATTGCCAATGAAATAAATCAAGGCACATTCACATCAAGAATGATTACGGGATCGCTTTTAGACTTTTCGTAAATGGGTTCTACGCTAACATTGTCCAATCCCGGCGCGGGCGTAAATACTGGCGACGGTGCAATTTGAAGGGGAGTAGATTCTGGCGACACTGTCGTTGAATTGCGCAATTTTTGAATCTCAATCTTGGACAATTGTATTTCCTTCGATTTTTCAATAAGTTGCTTTTGTAATGCGGAAATAATAGTTTCTAATTCGGCGATACGAGCATTCTGTTTCTTAATTTCGCTATTTCCACTTGCTATAACTTCTTGCTGTTTATCGATAATATCGACGACCTGCGTGTTGTTCAATTCAACGGGTTCTTCGCCGGGGCGTTGCAATACAATCGGTCCGTTTGCCCTTTGTTTTGCCATTTCTTCTTGTAGCATTTTCTCACGCTTCGCTTCAATCTCTTTAATTTGAACAAGCACATCGGGTTTCATTTTGGGTTCGCCGGGTTCGTAGTTTTCTAATAGTTTATCTACTTCTTCCATGAAAAAATGTTTCACACGACGTTCGTTCTTAAATTTTATGAACATGTCCACAGTTTTCGGCGATTCTTTCAAATAGTCCGGGTGAGGATTATCTAACATTTTGCGCTTATCGAACGTGTTATGCTCATGAGAAAACACCAAAATTGTTTTCAAGGGGTCCAATTGGACAAATGGTATTGTATATTCTTTCAAAAACGCGCGCTCTTCGGCGATGGCGGCGTGTTCGTCGTATTTCGTGATTTTCAAAAGTTCTCGGCGAAACGCAAATGTTCCAGCAGTGGCGTGGTTTGGTCCATATGGACCACACTGTATCATTTTTTGGATGTGCTTAAAATAAATGTAAATCTCACTTGATCCTGCACACAAAGCACTCTTGTTTTGTTCTAAACGTTCCACTGCATGGGCAATGCGTTCCGGAGGATAATAATCGTCATCGTCCATGTATACAATGATTGACCCTGTTGCATATTGGTGCATATAATTGCGTTTTGCACCAAGTGTCATTTTTTTAGGAACTTCATAATATTTAATTTGAGGAATATTGGCTTGTTCTACTAAATCTTTGATCTTATCCGTTCCGTCATCTACAATAATCCACTCGATTTTGTTTTTCGGATAGGTTTGGTTCCGAAAACATTCCATCATGATTGGGATAAAGGGTCGGCGATTGAATGTTGGCGTGCATACGGATACAGTGGGATAGACCTTTTTTTCAGCCAGCCTTTCTTTCGCAGTTTTCGTCATATTTTATAGAGTTAAAAATATGTCTATATATCATTTCTGATGATTTATTTTCATAGGATAAACACATTTTACACACTTGAACGATTCTATTTTTGTGGGGGCAATGTGGGCACTGTAGGCAAAGATGGCACTGTAGGCAAAGATGGCACTGTAGGCAAAGATGGCACTGTAGGCAAAGATGGCACTGTAGGCAAAGATGGCACGGCGGGCAAAGATGGCACTGTAGGCAAAGATGGCACTGCGGGCACTCCGGGCACTGCCGGTAAAGAGGGAATTGCGTCTGACAAAAACGGAATATCCGCCGATTTTACAACGGCACTGAATGGAGTTGTCGGTTTGTCTGGAAACATTTCGTTCATATATTTTTCGCTTGGCACACTTGTTTTCGGGTGTAACAATTCTTCTTGTTCTTCTTTAATTCCCTCTTTATATTGAACGTAAGATAATCCGCACAATGTCAGAATCAACACTGCATTAATAACAAGAAGCGACATGCGTAATAGATAGGTTTTTATTGAAATATAATCAAACATGGATATAAAAAACATGTAAATAAAGGCAATCCATAAACAATATTTATAGCCAAAATCACCAATTGCATTTATAGTAAATATCATGTTCTCCCAAAAAGTGAATTTCCTACAAGGTGTTTCTTTTTCCCGCAAAAAATCACGGGATGGTTTTATATATTCCCAAATGGCTTTTCGAATAGGCAGCGGGTTGATATTTTTCGAATATATGGGTATTGCCAATAGCGAATATAATGCGATGTAAACCATAACTAAAAAACCACCCAACGGAACGCTACAAAGCATCGCGAACAAAAATCGCACAATATGGCATATAACAATAATGAATATCATCGTCGGGTTGGCGACGATCGACAAAATGTTCTTGTAGGTTTTGATCATTCCATAAAAATCAATCGCAATGAGACCAGCAAAAAACAAATATACTACAGTTACTAACATCAACATGACAGTCATATTCTGACCATTTTGTTTGAGTGCATCTACTAAAAATGTGCGACATCGACTCGGATAATTATAAATAATAGATATGAACAAGAAAAATAAGACTATAAACAGGGTTGTTTTATTCACAGTCTTCTCAAACATCGATGGAAACCATACTACAAAATATTCCTGGAACTTTTCGGGAAAAAAAATAGCAAACTCAAACCAAAAAATGATATAGGTATACAACGGGCCATTCGCATCGGTATCCTCTTTTGTTTTTAAATTCCCTCTATAAAAGTCTTTGTATATGTCGACCCCATTTCCAGCCACATTTTTATAATAACTTATGTAATACCAATTAAATACGACAAACCACGCCAATACAATCGAAAAAAACCACCCCACATTTCGTTTTAATATAATAACATCCTGTATATCATCGACTTTTCCCATGGAAAAAAGTTTGGCGATCCCATCTGCAATCTTGAATAAAATTATGTCAAAAAAATTATACGTAATATTTACGTAATGAACCAGTTTATCCGCGACAGATTCTGCACCCACGCGTCCTTTGTCATCTACTGGATCGTCGCCATACCATTTGTTATTGTCATTTAAACTCTGGTCCATATATCCTTCTATGACAGGAGGAGAACCCGTGGTCAGGTTTCTTTTTTTTTTGTTTTCATTCTCATTGTTGTTTTCACTCTCATCTTTGTCATAAATATTGACAAGAGGTTCAATGTTTTTATAATTTTCACCCGTCTTCTTTTTCTTCGTTGATTTAATTTTTTTTATTTTTTGTATCATATGTTCCACTTGAAAATTATCTTTTGGTGGTGAATGACTAAAGGTTTTTATGTTCCAAAAATCACTTGGATTCTTAGTGAAATCCATATCAATTATATTATTCTTTTTTTGGCTTATAGTATAAGTCGAAAAAAAACATTTGAGATTAACGTGCGTATAACATTCCACAATTTCCACTAATAAACGAAAGTATATTATATCGCTCTTCAAACAATGTCATGTTATAGTTGTAATCATGTAATCGCCAGTTTGATTTACGAACACCAATGTAATCCCCATCGGCATTGCATATCACATCGAAAGATGAGTTTATGGAATCGATAGGTGGAACATGCGTGGTAATTTCCAACTCTATATTTTTAAACTTACTTAAATTTAATGCACCCGAAGGTTGATACTCAAATGGACTCGTATTTAAACAAAAATTATAGCAATAAAGTCCCTCCTGTGCCGATCCATTTGTGCGCGTATATTTTTCAATATAATCATACACACCCCGTGTTAATATGTTTTCTCGGTATTCACCGTTTAAAAGTATACCCATGTTTTCCAATATTTCACGCTTATTTTGAACCGCATAATCACCAACGGTAACAATGCCCGTTGATCGACCATCGTTCGGATCATTGGCTAAAGAATAATAAGTGTCTGAGGTTTTGTCATAGATATAGAGCGAGGAAGATGGTGCTATTGTATTTTCGACTTTTTGAATTGGTTGACTTGTAATGATATTCATTACGGATGGTAATCCGTCATAGGGCCAATTCGTATAATTCGACCATTCGTTTCTTAAATTTACATCGTTTCTTTGTAAATACCACATCCAACTCGCAATCATGCCACTTGAGTTCAATTTCAATCGTTTTGTGCCGGTTATATTCTCAAAATTATACTGAAAGATGTCTTTCACTAAATATACGTGATCTTGCGCTGCAAACGTTTGTGTTTCTTCTTTGGATAAGAAACAATAGGTGGCTAATAGATGAACATCCGCGTTCCACGTATTTGTTTTGTTTTCGTAGTTTGATAATGCAATATCCACAGCTGGTGGTGTTTGTAGAAAACGATACATTTGAAATTGTGGTAACGTAAAGTCCGGTTGAACATAGGGGCGCTGGTATACATTATCATACACATCACGAACTTGAAACAATTCTTGTATAGGACGAAATGTAACATTTATCACAAGTTCATTGTATTGTAAACAAATCAACGGTATAGCACACCCAGTATTTAACATAAACCACGCATTTAAAGGAATATATAATTGGCGACCACGTATCGATGGCTCTGCTCCTGTCGAACTCTCTGTATAAAACACTGATGGATAAGTATTATCGCGGTTGAATGCATTTGCTGGATCATTTAATTCCGGCACATTCCCCGTCATTTTATTAAACAACTCTTTTTTTTCATTGGTAAAATCTCGATCTACCATTGCTGATATATATTCACCACTGTATCTCTGTATGAGAAGAGAACCACAAGTAATTGTAATCTCTTTAATCATAAGCGCTCCTATATTCTGAATCCAACGGAAATCATAGGGGGCCCACCGGTTGTCTGTGTTATACACACTATCTTTTAATGCAGATACTGGATTATGCACCGGGCTCCATATATCAGGCAATGTTACAGCGACATAGGCATCCATCAGTAATTCGGCATAACGTGGTATTTTAAAAGAAAACACGGATTGTTCTGTTAACCGTAATTCGCGCAACCCGTCATAGTCGATGCGAAACTTTTGAAGACCAAAATTTGTATACTTGGAATACGTGACTTTAAAAAATGTTTTGCTTGGATTTCCTGTTAAAATCACGTTGTTGTTACCAACAGAAATTATATTTAGTAATCCACCTGCCATATTTGTAAACTATATATACAATGCCATTATATTTGTTTCTCTGGATATAATAAAATGAAATTTTATCAAAAAATAGCCATTGCAATAGTAATCATTATATTTGTCTATATTCTTTGGAAATTATTAAAGAGACGAGATGCATTGTTACGTGAAGTCCATGACTCGGTCGAGCATTTTTCTCTCTTTGGTAAAGAAGGATTCCAAACACAATCTGTTCTCATATCGAATATAACTCCAAAATATGCAAATAAACCTTTGCGCGAGTTTGTCATTAAATCATCTTATAACACCGCAGTATCGGGAAATAGTCTAAGCACCGATGCTATTAAAAATGTGTTGTACCGCGGATGCCGGTTCTTAGATTTCGAAATTTTTTATATCAATGACTCGGCACATGTTGCTTATTCTACAGACGATACAAATCAAACCATCGATTCCGACAATAGCATATTATTAGATGAAGTATTTAGCGCGATCGTTTCTACTGCATTTGTAAGCCCGACACCGAATGTAGGCGACCCTTTATTTTTACATTTGAGAATAAAATCGACCCGCCCAGAAATCTATAAAGAGATCGCAAAATCTATAGATTACGCATTGCGTCCGAAATTATACCCGAACCCTGTTACCAAAGAAACAAAATTGTCTGATATTATGGGGAAAATCGTGGTGGTCTTCGATAAAACATTGGATCGTGACTATAAAACACGTTCTCAATGTGACCCTTCCGAAAAAGATTGTATAAATTTGGTACCATTTATTAATATGGAAAGTGGCGGCGAAACGCTTTATTTACAACATTATGGAGAACTTTTAAATCAATGTGCGTCTCCGCCCGTGATTTTGGACGATTGCGACTTATGTACAAATGTAAAAACCATGCGCGTTGTATTACCAGATGCAAATTATGTAAATACGGAGAACCCCGAAATAGACGAATTTATATTGAATTATGGCAGTCAGATCGTGCCTTATCGTTTTTACCAAAATGATGCTGGATTAAAGGATTACGAAAGTTTTTTTGATGAAAACAACTCCGCATTTGTCCCCTTGGCTACGGCAATTCATAATATTCGCAAAGCGATGTAAATATGGCATTTAGAAAGATTTGAGAAATATGGCCAGAATCGTCTTGTAAATAAAATATGCTCGTAATATATACCCTATTATATATTACAACCATGAAACACGGAACTTCTAAGAATAAATTTCGAAACCCTTTATGTGATAATAAAATGACGTTTCAAGACTGCGAATTGGCAATATTGCGCCAAGCGGTAGACGAAAATGAAACTTTAAAAGAAATGAGCGTTGCGAATAGCGATGAAATTCAGGCAATATTGAAAATCGTAGAAAAGTTTATCATTCAAAAGAAACTGATTTGTTATGGTGGGACAGCCATTAATAACATATTGCCAAAATTCGCACAATTTTATAATCGTGACAAAGAGGTCCCGGATTATGATTTTTTCTCAGCAAATGCGCTGCGTGACGCAAAAGAGTTGGCTGACATTTATTATAAAGCGGGATATAAAGACGTGGAAGCAAAGTCTGGTGTGCATAAAGGAACATATAAGGTATATGTGAATTTTATTCCTATCGCAGATATCACCCATATACATCCACAAATATTTAAATCGCTCTCGAAAGATTCCATAGTAATAGCGGGAATTCATTATTGCCCACCAAATTATTTACGCATGTCCATGTTTCTAGAACTTTCTCGACCCATGGGAGATGTGTCTCGATGGGAAAAAGTCATGAAACGACTCACTTTATTAAATAAATACTATCCTTTAAAAAGTGGTATAAATTGCGACAAGGTTGACTTTCAACGAAAAATGGCGGACAATGTGGAAAAGTCAGAAGACCTTTATGTTTTGGTGCGGGATTCGTTCATCGACCAAGGTGTAGTGTTTTTCGGAGGTTACGCAACATCCATGTATTCAAAATATATGACAAAAAAGCAACTGCACAACGTGCGAAAAATACCCGACTTTGATGTTTTGGCAGAAGACCCCGAAAATTGCGCCTTTATTATTAAGGAAACTCTCGAACGAAATAAGTTTTCGAATATAAAAATTGTAAAGCATGTTGGGATTGATGATATTATCCCGGAACATGTTGAGATTATTGTAGGAACGGAAACTATGGCATTTATATATAAACCCATTGCTTGTCATAGTTATAATACAATTCACGCAAATGATAGAGAAGTCCATATTGCCACCATCGACACGATACTCAGTTTCTACTTGGCGTTTTTATATGCAAATTTTCACAATTATAATAGTGACCGATTGTTATGTATGGCTAGTTTTTTATTCGACGTGGAACAAAAAAATAGACTGGAGCAACATGGGTTATTGAAACGATTTCATTTGAAATGTTATGGAAACCAAGTAACGTTGGAAGAAATTCGTTCTGAAAAGGCAAAAAAATATAGGGAATTGAAAGATGGGCATGGAAAAGAATACGAAATGTGGTTTTTAAAATATGCACCGGGAGAACTTCGCGCAAACAAAAAGGGAAAAACGGATTCCGACGAACCCGTGTCTGAAGAAAAAAAGGTCGACAAGGAGCCGGTCGAAGAGAGTTCGTCGTTCTTCGACTTTATTCAACCAAGGAGACCTGTCACGAAAAAAAATAAAACATTGAAACAACGTTTACGAGAAATCCGTAAAACTCGAAAAAGTGTTTAATGACTGTTAAACGTCACTGAAAAATGTTTCTATACGTTGAAACCCATAAAACACTCCACCAAATAGCGCACTTTTTAACAACAAACCATAAAAATTAAAGTTACCATCGAGATCATAAATCGCCAACCAAGAAAACTTTTTGAAAACCATTGTGTTTACAATCGGAAGTTGAAATATAAGATATAGGATCGCGATAAGCACCGGAATTTGCATACGGTCCGTAAATTCGTTCGCAGAATTCATAGCCTTCTTTTTACCTTCATATTCTCGTAAATTGCGTTCCGTCATGTCTTCATATTCCCGCACATAATCTTTTGAGACGGCACGTTTGGGTATATAATTCGCCTGAATTTCTTCGTCTTGTGTATATTCCAATGTTTCTCGGGGGATATCGCGAGATGGAAGACGCTGTTGTTGCATACCCTGTATTTGATGTTTTTGTTCTTCAGACAAATAAAGAGGAGCCTGTTGTGAAGCAGCTGGATTCGGAATGGAGTTCCCAGGTGGCGGAATCGGGTTGTGCGTGGATATTCCATATGGATTTGCATGAACATTTATAGGAACATAATTTGTCGGCATGGTCGACGAATTTTGTTGTCTCGTTTCGACGGCAGCAGGTATTGTTGGCGTGTAATTTGGTGCAGAATCTGGTAAATCAGAAATTCGGGTTGTATTTTCCATCATGAACTATACAATAGTATATGTCTAAAGATTGTATAGTTTTACGCAGACGTTTGTTCTGGCGGAGTGATATCGATGACCTTTTTTGTAGAGTCGCACTTATCGGGGTGAATGTCATATTTGTAACATTTTTCGCCATGTTTATATATTTTTCCCTCAAATTCGCTAATTATAGGACCATTGAACACAATGCAATTTTTGTCGTTACACACTTTTCGAAACAAAGTGGCTAAACCTATGCCTAATAGTATGGAAATCATGTTTTTCCCCAACTCACTGTTTAACAATCGTTTGAAATTCATGGCAATATTATATACTATAAATACACTATATAATTTTTGAAAATTTTTCACACCATAGCCCGGAGTAGTGGAAATGAATTATGCTTGCACTGGAATTTTAGATATTTTACTTTCATCCGCGGGACATTCCACGAGCGTTTGACGAAATGAAAAACAAGAGTCTGTTCGATCTTTGTATTGTAATATATCTACATTTTCGGGGGTGGGGTAAACATATATTTTACGCGTGTCTGGCATTGTAATATAAACAGCAAATAGTCCAAATGCTAAACTCACCAAAAACAATGGCAAATTAATGTATTTCGAGAACCCCATATCGTCTAGTATATATTCACTTTATATTTTTATTCACCTATTTTTTTCCTTTCTTGGATTTCTTTTTCGGTGCAGTGGTAACCGCGTTATTTTCCTCTGCGATCAACATGTCAGCCATCTGATCAGCATGAGACTTCACCGACTTTTCTTGTTTTTCTTCATTGTCCAACCTGAAAACAAAGTTATTTTCAGAATTCGCCAACAAAGAATATTTCGCCGCTTCTGCTTGTTTGCGTTGCTTCAACTTCTCAATTTCCTCCTGTTGTTTCTGCTTCTTTTTTTCAATATTTGCACGCATGCGGTCGCGCGTAGAAGCCATCTTTGTCATTCTATCCATGGCGTTTGTGTCCAATCGAACATTTTTACCCATTCCCATCGTCTTTGCCATGTTTTTTAGCATTTCAGCCATGTCGTTGTTTCCGCCCGACATTTCTTTCATTCGATGAAACATGTCGCCCGCCTCCTTCATAATGTCTTCGCGCGATATGTCACCATTTTTCATCTTATCATCTAACTTGCCACTTACCTTCTTCATCAACGACATAATCTTGCTTGGATCTTTCATCAATTTCTTGAAAACATCGCTGGTGTTTTGCACATCATTGACATCCTCACCCAGAAATTCTTTAAAGTCTTCCGATATTTCCTCGGCCAATTCTTTTGCCAACGAACCAATTTTCCCGTCAAATAAGGATTTCAAATGGTTGTGAAGAGAATCTCCGGTTGGCATATCTCCGTTTCCAAACCCCATGTTTTCAAAGAGGTTGCGAAAGGAATGTCCTTGGTCCGTTCCTTGGCTCGTTCCTTGGCTCGTTCCTTGGTCCGTTCCTTGGTCCGTTCCTTGGTCCGTTCCTTGGCTCGTTCCAGTTCCTTCATCGGCGCCCGCCGCCCCACCCTCTGTGTCCATAGATTTAAAAAAATCAGCGAGACCCGTCATCGTATCATTTAGTTTTTCCTGCAAATCTTTTTCATCGATGCCATCAAACAATGACATGGAATCACCAAAGGAGGTTTTGTCCTTAATACTGCCCACTACCGTAAATAAAATCAACTGCAAATATTTCCAAATAGACTTCTTTGTTGACTCGCTCACATTTTCGCAATGAAAAAGTAATTTAAAGTCAACATTCGGTAAAAATTGCGTGTTTGTTTCGTTCTCTGCGTCGAAAATTTCTTTGGTTTGGTAAAGAATATCAAAAAAACGCGCAGGGTATATCGATTTACAATGCTCGAATAGAGACTGCAATTCGTCTTCTGAAATTTCAGGCTGGCTCCATTTTGTCCATAAATAAGAAAATTCAGGGAATGTTAACGTTAAATCATTCGTGAAATCTCGAATTACAGAGCGAAAATTTTCCGGAAAAGTTTGTTTTGGCATATCCATGTCTACACGGTTTTATTATATACTATATACGCCCCATATTTTATATTGTTTTTTCCAAAGATGGTTTTCCATCACCCATTATGAATACGAAGAAATCTCTTGTCTGCCTTGGATAGACCATCAATAAACTTCTGCTCAAGTCGTAAGACGTCCCCACGTTTCATTCTCCATTCATGAATTGGTGTCTGTGACCAGCCTATAAAGATTAAATCTTTCGTATATGTCATTCCCTTGACACGAATTGTCGCTGTGACTGTTGATCCTTTGGATGGATTTTCTACCGACAAACAGTGATCTGCGTTTATCCAATCCTCTTTTTCCGAACCTGGATCTTTGCAGATGGCAAGTCGTTTTGCTATTCCCAAATAGTATTCGGGGTAGTTTTCTGTAGAATGGAAATAGGACCAAAGTTTATCCATATTGTTGGATGTATTCTTCCGATACATAATATCTTCATAACCATGGAATTTCGCGATTGAATTATTTTTTTCCGTGAGTTCTACAGCACAAACATTCATTTCGCTTTGCATGTTAATTTTTGTTTGATATCATAAACAGGGTGAAAAAAGGTTTCAATTTTTTATACCGTTAAACCGTTGCCACTTGGAGTGCTTCACCGCCAACTCAAAATGGTGTAAAATGTGTCATTGTTAGAATAGGCTTTCGGATTGTGACGACATGGCTTGAACCGTGTTCAATACAGTTGGTGTGGCATAACAGGTAAACTTATCCGCCGGATTTGTCTTGTAATTTTCAATGTCATCCTCGTCATTTTTTTTATTACGAGCCATAATTTCATCAAATTGGTCGGATTCCAAACAATCAAGAACATCCGGATGAATCAATGACAATCCTCTTGAGTTTTTCTCCTTCAGAAACAATTCCATATTATCGATATATTCAGTGTCAGGTTGTTGACTTTCTGTCTTCAATCGGCGTAGAATAGGTGGTGGTGGGAATAAGGTGTCTGCCCGAGAATCAAGACGGACAGGAGTTGATATGTTATATGTCTGTTGTCGCCCCTGTGACGTTTGTCTCGCCACAGAATACATCAACCCATATTTTCTATCCATAGTAGAATAAACAACAAACAGGTCGTCACATAACGTCTTCATAAATGGGTCCTCCAACAACTCGTTTTGTCTCATATATTGGCGCATTTGTCGAAACACGTTGCGCAACTCTTTTTTATAGTTCATATTGTTATTGTAAACGTCATTTGTTTTTATAGGCGCAAGTAGTTCCTGCACACGTTGCCGATACATATACTTTGTCAAATCCGTGCCCAACACATCCCCGGATTCCGTCAGCAATGGCGGAAGGACATGAACTACATCAACGCTTGATTTTTGTGTCGACACTGGGATTGCTGACACAGTGGCGTATACACCATATGGAGTTCGAGTTCGGATGTGATATTTTTTATTCGTGTCTCCCACAAATAGAGACTCATGAATTGAATCTAACCACGAATCCGTTTTCCAATTGTATATAGTGCCATTATGGATACAAATTTCTACATGTTGAAGCGCTGGATATAGAAATTGATGAATAGACTCGCCATATACCAACGTTGTGTTTTCCATATTATCAACAAATTGATATTCCGAACGCGGTTGTTCACCGAGCATTCTCAACAATTGCACATTGTGTTGTAGTCCATATCCCACAAAAATATTATGAAAACGAGTATTCAAAAGTTTGCTCAACCGATCAGGACTCTTATCGCCCTCCGTGGCTTCTCCGTCGGTCATGAACAAGTGCACAATTTGGTGTTCCGGATACGTTTCGGCATAAGATTCAAGTCTTTCGTTCGCGGAATTCAATGCCAATTCAATATTCGTCGATCCATTTGTTTCTAATTTTTCCATTTTTTGAATCAATTCCTTCAACACCAATTCTTCTCTCAGTTCGGTAGGCTCAATCAGTACGTTCACTTTATCGTTAAATGTATTTACACAAATATGCACAGACGTTGATAATTTCGACAGATAAATCATCATGTTTTTAAACGTCTGTATCACATAATCAATCTTTTTTGAACCCCCAAAGGTTTCTCTTTCCGACATGGAACCCGTCACGTCAATGGTAAAGAATAGAAATAGTGGTTGTTGTGTAATTTCCACCTTCGGAACAGAAAGTGTCATTACACCAAAGGTTTCATCGGCACCCATGTTGTCAAAAGGAAATGGT